AGCAGTCGGAAACATGGCCGCAACCCGCCGAACTGCTCCGCAACCTGCCGCCACGGTTGATACCCAGGGCGATGTTGGCGAAGCCCGCGCCGGATAAAGTAAAAGGCCGTCAGGAAATAGCGGCAGTGAAAGATGTTTTAAACAAGAAAGGTCATTGAAATGAAAGTTGAAGTCTTAAAACCAGTTGAGATCGAAGTACATACAGTAAAAATTAATGTGAAGTTATACGACGATGTAACAGAAAACATTCCTAAGTTTTTACTTAATAAGCATGGTGAATTCGAAATTGAAATCGAGGTTGATACAGGTAAAGTTGTTAACTGGTCGGGTGTTGAGTCAATACAGATCTTTGACAAGGTGTGTGATTGTGGTACCTACACACTATTTGATAAAAACGGATCCAGAATCATCGAGGTTATCAATGATTATGTCCCAAATGATTTGATACCGGGAAGTTATGGTGATTATATCGATTTGCAAATAAACATGGATGGTGTTGTAACCAACTGGCCTAAGAAACCAGATGTGTCATATTTTTTTAAACAGGATAACGAATATTAAGGTGGTAAAAATGGCTAAACAACGTATCAAACAGGCGGCAATAGAAGCCGCACAAGACAAAACCGAGGTAACGGCGCATATCCGCGCCATCGGCGACCTGAACCGCGAAATCAAACGCTTGGAAACCGAAGCGGGCGATAAAAAAGCGGTGATTGAAGAAGAATACGCCGCGCTTGCCGCTCCGCTGAAAGCCGAGTCGGAACGCCTGACCGCCGCCGTCGCCGCCTACTGCGAGGCACACAAGGACGATCTGACGGAAAACGGCAAGACCAAGACGGTGGATTTTGTGACGGGACTCGTCAAATGGCGTATCCGCCCGCCTAGCGTCAAGGTAACAG